TTATTCTTTAGGGCGCCCTTGATAGGCACCTGTGTCTTCATGCTCATTGACTTTTCGTCAAGATCTTCCCGTGTGTGTGCGGTGAAGATGACAGACTTTGTTGTGCTTGCGACCTTGTCTTGCATCAACGTTTTGAAGAATTGCTGATATTGTCCCCAAGCCTGCATAGTCTGGGTTGATGGGACAATATACTGACTCTCGAACATATCCATAAGGAAGGTCAGAGTGTCGACAACGATCAGGTTCACATCGTCATTGCCTTCAGCGAAGTCAAAGGCTTCGTGGACTTCGTAAGGGTCAGTGATCTTGTAGGTTTGAAAGTCGTTCTTGAATGGAAGGCGTTTGCCTGCCTCACAATTCAAATAAGCTACTTTCTCTTGCTCGGGGAGGTTCATCAGTGAAGCAGATTTACCGCTTCCTGACTCCCCGCAAATCAGTACGAGCTGGTCATTCTGGTCCATGGTTTCTCCTTTGTTTACGAGGTTAGGGCGTGAACGATTGACCTGAACAGGGCATCCTTCAGTTGTTGGTGTTTTGGCAGCTCACTGAATGGAACCATGCAAGGATGGGTCTTCAGATGGGCGTCTTTGAATTCACCGTAGACCCAACCATCAGTGACCTTCTGTGCCATCCAGCTGTCATGTGAGGCGTAGTCACCGGCATCGGGATTTTCGATGTGGAATTCCACTCCAGCAATAGCAGAATCTCGTTGCCATTGAGGTGCGGAATGCCAGTCAGGTTGACTGAAATCCCCTTGAGTTTCACACCAAGCTTTGTTGGCTCCATGCGTCACTTGAGCGATTAAAAGGTTCATACAACGTCCTTATTTTAGAGTTACGGGTAGCGATTCACTTCACGAGTCGCTCGCAAAGATCGCATTAATCGGGTGATAATATCAAGATGATTATGCCGCTACATCACAGTAATAATACTGGAATGTAAGAAGGCTATAACCCCAAGAACACGATGCTCTTGAGGTCAAAAGCTCTAAATTTAGGCTGGTATGTCGTTGCTAAGATTCGAAATTTGTGTGGCGTTCCAATCCTTTGATCAAATCATCAGTTGTGCAAGCCCAGTTTAATTCTAGGTACTGTTTGACTGATCGTAGGACGGCGCCCTGGACAACAGGATCATCCATCAATGGCCGGTGTTGTGCAGCAGTAGCTGCGTTGTCCATCATTCGGTTTGCGTTAAAGGTCATGTTCTCTGACACCTGTTGCACCTCTCCGTACCACTTGTCGTGATGCGCTTGGCATACTTTTTTCACGCCTTCGATGTCGGTACTGTGGCTTAACAGTACGCCGTTTGCATACGCCCAAAAGCTACCTCTTTTTGTCTTCTCAATCTGCAACTGGACCGGATGAATGTCCGACCCACTGTCAGCGATAATGTCGTAATCAAGACCACCATCTTCCCAATCAAGTGTCATCAGTTGATCCTTTCTACAGTGATGCCCTGAACTCCAAGGCTTTCTGTGTGCCTCGAGCTTCAGCTTCAAGGGTGTCGATCTTATCGAGCGCAGCGTGAAGTTCTTGTGAGAGGGTCTCCTGACCTTCACGCAAAGCGTCACGCTCTTGGGTCAGATCATGGATACGCAAATCACTCTCGCAATTGCTATCAGGCATGACTTCACTCTCATGCTTGTATGTGATCCCGTCTCGTGGCCCATCTGGGCCATTGGGGTGTGAGTCGGACACAGCTTCGTCAAGTGAGAAGCGTCCTGCCTCTGCAGCGTTGAGAGTGTATCCATGACAACCGGCACGGTAGTAGCCACCGCCCTGTTTGAATATAAGATAGCCTTCTTTATTTGGCACAGTTGGCCTCCTTTTGTGGAGACAGGGAGAACATTATGCCACGCTCTTGTGAGTTAAGTTTATCCTGTCGTTTGTTGACCTCTTGTGTCTGAGAGTCACGGGCAGCCATCAACAACTGAATCTCGGCAATTTCTGTTCTGTTTTCAGGTGTGTCCAGTATTAAGCGCCTGGATTCAACAGGGAAGACGTTACCACTTTCATCAGAAATTAGCACTTTCGTTGAATGTTCTTTTTGGTTGGCAGACCGAGACGCTGTGACATACTTCACCTCCTGAACAGAAAGGCCGCGAGAAATATAAATAACAGGCAACCCGGCACTTCCGATTTTGGTCAGTGTGTCTATCTTGTTCCGTAATTCCTTTAGCGTTACAGCTTCCATATCAACGCTGGGAGCAGACCATGTGTCAGCCCTCTCGCTGTAAGTTAAGGTAAATCCCTTGTGATGTGCTGTGGGTACTTCGGTCATAGTTGATCCTTTTTCTAGTTGGGATTTATGCGTAAATCTGTGAGTGATTACGCATTTATTACGCATGATACCAATTTGGCTCAGTGTTTTAAGGGAATTAAGGTGCTCCCCGACCGCACCACTAAATTGCACGTACTTGCACACATAACCATAGTTTACTGGGCATATACGCTTACAGGGTTGGGTGCTGTTTACGCTTTGCACTTGCTTGTTACGCACTTTTGAGCAACCAGTTACGCTTAATTTACGCATGATGCGTAAACTGGAGGGTGACATGGCTACGTTGAGGAAGACACCAGCCGGCAAATGGCGAGCTGAGGTGTCCCGTAAAGGACAGCGTGCGTCAAAAGTGTTCTCGACCAAGCAGGAGGCCAAGGATTGGGCTGCCCGTAAGGAGTACACTGTAGCAACAGCCACAGTAGAAGACGACCCAATAACCTTTGGTGAGGTGATGATCCGGTACAGCGTCGAGGTCAGCTCAACAAAGCGCGGTGAGAGATGGGAGGTTATCCGTCTCAAGAAGTTCCTCAAATATCCCATATCAGACAAGCTTATCAGAGATCTGAAGGCGATTGACTTTGCTCGCTGGCGTGATGCCAGACTGAAAGAGGTTGCTCCAGGGAGTGTGAACCGTGAAATGGCTTTGCTGTCAGGTGTCCTTACAGTTGCTCGTAAGGAGTGGGGTCTGATTGATATTAACCCCATGACCGACGTGAAGAAGCCATCAAAGCCGCCCCCTCGTGACAGACGTGTCTCTGATGATGAGTTAGAATCCCTGAAGATATCAGCAGGGTGTGATCTTACCAAAGCCACTGCAAGATCATTCCATGCGTTCTTGTTTGCAATCGAGACAGCAATGCGAGCCGGTGAGATCACAGGGTTACGTCCCAAAGATATTGACTTTGAAAAGCGCTTTGCACGCTTACCGATGACGAAGAACGGAACATCCAGGGATGTCCCTCTTTCTTCTGAGGCTATGCGGTTGATCGAGGCGTTACCCAAGAGTGATCCAATCTTTAATCTTGATGGGTCCATACTGGATGCTTTGTGGCGAAAGTTGCGTGATCGTGCGGCCGTGAGTGATCTTAGATTCCATGACTCCAGACATGAGGCAATCACAAGACTGGCTCGAAAGCTTGATGTATTGGATCTGGCTCGGATGGTTGGTCATAGGGATCTACGGATGCTCTTGATTTATTACAATGCGACTGCGGAGGAACTTGCTAAGCGCCTGGATTGAATAGGATCAGGCGTGTGTGTCCTTCAGCCTTTGTTTCGAGCATACCGGCACGGATCCAACGGCGGACTGTGGCAGTGCTCTTACCGACCTTTGAGGCGTAATCTACAATGGATAACCACTGTGATTTAGGCACCATATCGACACTGTCGAGACGCTTGTTTAGAGCTGCAAGTTCAGCCCTGATCTCTACAAGAGTCTCGCTTTCTACGATCTCCATTTTAGTCATCTGAACTCTCCTTGGCGTTGGTCGCATTATTCATCACGAAGGCGATCCACTTCGCGATCTAGGGCCTCAATCTTAAGAGCTGCATCCTCCATCAAACCCGTTATCGCTAAGAACTGTCCATCTGTTACGGGGCGACAAAGGCGGGTTGCCGCATCTCGCAGCTTACTTGGAATTGCGTCAAATCTTGACATCACTCGCCCTCCTTGGCTTTGGTTCTCATTTCCCACCAGAACTTGACGCCCTCCCACCAAAAGGCGGGAACCTCGCGCCACAATTGCGGGCCTAAAATATTGCGATCAATCGGCATCAGCTTGGCTCCTTGTCGGATAGATCGCAATGATAACAGAACCATTCTAAGCCCTGATCTGTTGCGGTGATTTTCAGACACTTCTCGTTTGATTTGCGTCTCTTGTGGCTGCACTTTGGGCAGGTGGTTTTCCTGCCAGTTTCAGGTGGTTTGATGCCTGCCCACACGAGGGTTTTCCTGTGCTCCAGTGTTAAGGAACTCAAGACATTAGCCACATCAAATTGATTATGATCAGTGACATCGCAAACAGAGCCAAGACAAACATGCCTAGGAATTTGGTGATCTTGGTCAACCAGTCACCACCGGTTGAGAAGTTCCACCGGGTGATTTGTCGAGGAGGATAGGCCCAAGGACCATGGTTTTGAGGGCTCATAATAGCTTCTCCGTTCCAAAGGGATCAGGCTGCTAAGCCTGACCCGTTTTTGTTAAATGCCGTTGAGTTTCTTACCGATTGAAACGAGGATCGTGTTACGGATCCTGCTCCTATCCATAGGATTTTTCATCTTTGCATTGAAGCTCATGACAGCCGACTCAACACCGATGAGATCCATCCCGTTATCAGCCAACATAGATGCGAATTTGAACATCTCTTTGTTGCGCTGACCTGGCACCATACGTTGTGCAAAGAAGCGTTCCAAAGAATCCATATCACCAATAACTTCACGCTGCTCTTGGTAGGTATGGTTCTTGGTTGTCTTTGGAATGAACCTCAGAACATCCATCAGAGCACCATCATTATAATGGTAGTCGCCCATGTGGGTGTTCCACTTCTTCTCAGGTTGCTCTGAAGCATCGTCGGTATCAAAGGGCAACCAGTCACGGAAGTTGGACATGAAGGTTGCATGGTCCTCCCTACTAAGCTTCAATATATAAGGAATAGGGAAGACCAGTCGGAAGTGATGTGACTCTTCTGTGTGGCTCTTCGATGTGTAAGTCATGAAGGTGTAATCATCCAGCAACTCGTGGGCTACATCGAGCGAGCAAGTCCCATCGATATCCATTACCAGCATGTTAAATCCTGGCATCACGTTATCCATGTGCCGGTGATTTTCGGCATAATGGTGGTTCGACCAGTGCATCTGAGTCTCTGCAACCAGTTCATGGAACCGGTCCCAAGGCGCAAATACAGGCTCAAAATCATAGGCTTGGTTGGTGGAGTATGAACAGATCATCTCACCCATGTCTGTCTGCTGAAGGGTTTCCCCTTCGATGAATTCAATCCCGTCATCAAAACTACGTCGAATGATGATATGGTTCTTGAACCCCCATGATGAGGCCATTGCCAGGATATCATTCTGGCGTGGTTTGGACTCACTGTAGAACGGCAGGTCTTGGTTCAAGTCAGCATGGGTCAGAGGCTGCCCTTGATCTGCAATGAACTTTGCCAACTTCTCATAATCATGCTCTCGTGCCATGATACGTTTGAAGTCGACTTCCTGTTCTTCGGTCAGCTTTATAGCGGCTGCCAAGTGATACATGCTCATTTCTTGGCTCTCGTCTACGAAAGCCAAAGCACCGGCCAATTTGTAGGCCTTAGAGTGACGGTGTTCCATCTCCACACGACTAATCTCTTCGGTCTCTTTCATCTCTTTTGCGTTAGCGATGCACCGGTTCTGATACTCGAGCAGTTGGATCTTCACTTCTTTGCTGACTTCCACACGCCAGTTAAGACGGCTTGGATCAGCAAGATCTGCGAAGAGTGTGGACCAGTGCTTGAGCTTACTGTTGTCTGATCCATCAATCATGATGTCCAGTTTTTCTGCAGCTGATATCTCTTCAGCTACATCTACTTTGACGCCATAGGCAAAGAAGCAGCGACGACCCATACCAGTTGCCAGTATCTCCATGAAGAGCTTCTGGATCAGGCCTGCATCAAGCAGTTTGGAGGGTGTACCAAACAAGAGCATATTGGTCGGAGTACGTCCGTCCAGCTCTTCCATACGCTCGTTGTCGACAGTGTTCTTGGTCAAACTCTGATCGACAATGCCAAGGTCATACAGCTCCAGAAACACATTTAGAACGTCAATTGAGCTGGTAAGGTTTGAGCCGATCTCGTCTGTCTGCATTGAGATGGCGCCACAGTTAGCCAGCAGGAGCTTCTCTCGTGTCTGTCGCACACCCTGGGGGGTTGCATTGGTACCGGAGAAAGTGAAAGGCACCGGTCCACGTTTCTGGGACAGCTTCTGAAAACGCTTGAACTCTTCATCTTCAGTCTTGCCAGAGAAGGCTGATGCTTCAGATGCGAGAGCCCAGAGGTTCTGCTCATGCACAATCGGGAAGGTGTTTTTCTTGAAGTTCTCTGTGAACCGGTCAATGACCTGCTCACGCATCAGAGACATCGAGTGACCCTTACCAAAGCCTGACGTTGCCAGAGCACACACAAACATATTGATTGGCATTTCACCAAGCGGATCAACGATATAGCCCCGCATGTTGGATGCCATTTTCGCCAAGAAGTGTGCCGTAACGACACGGAACCATGTCATGTCAGTTTGTTGGGTCCGTATCGCCAAGATGTTTGCGATGTCTTCAATCGCAGGGTGGTGAGGGATGCTGTCTAGTTCATCAAAATCGATCTTATCGCCAACAATTGCATTCATGAGTTGTCTCCGTATTCAAGACGTTGGGTGCAGACAGGTGCTGCAGGGCAATAGCCGCATGCCTTGGCTTGGGCCTGGATCGTGACGATGACGCCTTTTCCGGCCTTCTGCTTGTGCGCTGCGGCTTCTGGGTAAGTGGTGAAGTTCTTCGTTGAACGTCCACCCTCAGCCGCTTTTTTGGGGTCTGAGTAGAATTTGTAAGACGGGTCTGACATCCACAATTCTTTGTTCGTGCATCGAACAATATCGGCCTCTTCGAGACCTTGATTTGCGATAAGTTCCCGCAACTTACGTTTGATCCATGCCTCAGTTTCTGTGAGAGACATAAGCTCAACAACCAACTCATGGACGCGGTGAGGAGGGTATCCAGGCGTCGTCTTGACCATCATCCGTTGCCAGTCAGTGAAGACAAACTGAACCCGAGCCATATTGGAAGTGACACGTTCAGATTGGATCCAGCGATAGATCGACATCTGGATCACATAATCTTCTTCTTTGTTGCCACCGAGGTAGCTCCAGACAGAGGTTGTTTTGACGTCGTTCAGCTCACCGTTGATGATCTGGTCAAACTGTCCCGAGATGATGATCTCATGGCCGTCTACCGTGACTGTACGAAAGCCTCGTTGCTCCAGATAGACAGGGATGATCTCGCCTGAGAGATCTTTGTCTTCAGGATTAATACAAACTCGATCAATCATCTTCTGAGGCTGACCGATTGCTTTCATCGCCGTAACGTAATTGTTCTTCCATGCACTCTCGATACTGTCGTGGATTGCTGTCCCTACACGGGATGCGATACGGTCAGTGACATCGGTTGTGACTTCGGTTGGAGATACACGGGTCGCTAGAATTGTAGCTCGAGTGGATTTCAGAAGAGTGGTTGCAGACATGAGGTCTTGGTCAACGTGCTCTGATGCTCCGTTGTCATAGTCGTCATGGGCGAGCCAGACAGCCATGCTGAGGCTCAAGCCTGAATTGTTTGTTAAAGCGTTCATTGTGTATCCCACAGGTTAGATTTCGAGGGTCGGTTCCTGAGGCTTTGAAACCCCAAGAACCGATTGATTAGGCTCTGGTCAGGAGACTTTGCGAGTTTTGGTGTTTGAATCCAGATCGTTGAACTCACTCGACGTCATGTGACCG